GCAGAAGGCTCTTGAAGGTAAAACACCTTTGGCTAACAAAGCGATGAGTTTGATATTGGCTCAATGATCACGAAAGTATTACTGGTTGCCACGTTAAGTGGTGTTGGTGGATGCTCCACACTAGGCGAATACATTCAAGTGTATTTTGCTCCTGAAGATCACGATCTGATGGAGCAGATCGCTTGGTGTGAGTCATCCGCTGATGGTGATGACACCTACTCTGTGGCAGTTAATCCTAAGAGCGGTGCTACAGGCTGGTTCCAGCACTTACCCAAGTGGTGGGATGAGCGTAGCAGGAAAGCAGGGTTCGAGGGTAGAAGTATCTACGACCCTGAAGCAAACGTGGGGGTAGCGAGTTACCTCTACTACAACATGAATAGCAATCCGAGGTGGGGTGGTGCTTCGCACTGGTATCCGTCTTGGCGTTGCTGGGAAGGAAAGTAATGATAAAACTAAATAACGGGGCCACTCCGATAGTGTGGCTAGTAAGAAATGGCGGCGAAATGGAACGTCCTTTTTGTGGGGTTCTTGTCGCTAGACCAATAGCAGGAATACACTCATATGTTTGTTGGAGTATTTACTCTGATGATGGCGAAACCTTTGATTGTGTATGGGGTAACTATTGCCATACAATAGAAGAGGCTATTGAATCATTCAATGAAAGGATTGCAGGTTCAGTAGATGATGTTAAAATATATGAAAACAGAACAGGAGAGTTAGTTTGAAAATACTAAACGAAATGCCATCCGTTAAACGTAGCGGCAGGGAAGAACTGTATCCATGGACCATATGGTTTGATGGTAAGGTTCGTCTACTGGAAGGAGGCAAGGATTTTTCTTGCCCTCCTAAAAGCATGAAAGCAAATATTTATGCGGCTGCTACGAGACACGGAGTAGAAATTAAAGTTCGTTCGCTTGGCGATGACCTCGCTATCCAAGCCTCATAACCGGCGGTGCGGGGGCGGGTTACCCTCCTTCTCGCTCTCGCACTGCTCTCTGGGGAGAGATTATGCGAACTGATTTGAAACTAAAATGCAAACCCATTCCGATGGGTGCGGGACTTTCAACGACACGCTGGATTGTATATCAGGACGGTAGGATCAGAGAATTGTTCAACGATAAAGAAGAAGCATTACATTATATTAATAGGTTACGAGAAGACTGGTCATCTAAAGATGAATAGTTTTAAACATGGGTTGTCGGCATATAAAAGGCACCGTTGTAGATGTGATATCTGTAGCGCAGCAAACCTAGCGTATGAACGTGAACGAGCAGTTAAGGTACGTAAGCGTAACAAGACTGCTCCCGACCCATTCGATACCTATACTTTGAAAGAGTTAAAAGCCATACGACAAATGGAAGGAACATAACATGGCAACCAAGAAAGAACAGTCTATCGAAGATAGATTGAATGACCTAGAATCAGCAGTATACCCTGACGGTAAGGAAGCAGGGTCTGTTGCTGATGCTATAACAGGGATGATATCCATATTGCAGCACCTACTTAAAACAACAGGTGATCATTTACATGATCGTCTTGAAAAAGACACTGAATTAATGCAACATGTTGGATGGATATTTGAATCATTAGGCGGAGAAATTGTGTCTGATGAACCACAACCAACCAGTAAACCAGACCTGACAGTTATCAAGGGTGACAAATGAGTCAGTCTTGTGGTCATACCATGCAATGCGGGATACCCCTAGGGTATCCCGCCATGCCATGTATACATGTACTAGGATGGAATTATGCAACCACCTGAAGATCGAATCATCCTCCGCCAATCGTGGCTCGGACAACTCGCAATGTGTCCAGAACGAGCCAGACAGGACATGCTCGGCATCTCCGAGTCCACCGAATCAACCAGCACCGCAATAGGCACAGCGGTTCACTACGGGATCGAACAATGCCTCATCGAGATGATGGAAACAGGCGATCCCCTATCCAAATCTGAAACTATTTCCGCCTCGTTAGAAGAGTGGGTTAGGAAGGAAACTGAGATAGTAAGGTGGAATCATAAAACAGATGAGTGTGTAAAAATAATTGAACTTAACTCAGCAGCATGGTGGGATGAAGTAAGACAGGATATTAAACCAATAGCAGTTGAACAAAAATTTGAACTACCGTTGGTTGTAGATCACGAACCACAAATCTGGTTACAAGGAACTATCGATTGTGTGCAAGAGTTCCCTCGCCCGATTGTGGACTGGAAGAACCCAAGTCGTAAACCTTCAGACGACTGGGAGAAGAAACGATGGTCAGTTCAAGCCGCCGCTTACACTTGGGCTGTCGCATCAATGTCTGACAACAATCTGACAGAGCCATTAGATTTTGAGTTCGTTCACCTTGTCAAAGGCAAGGTACACAGAACTCTAGTGAACGCAGGACCGGCGGAGTGGGCATCTTTGGTTGCGCTTGCTCGCTCCGCTGGAACACTCATATCCGCAAACCTCCCTGTCTGGCCATTGAACATGGCTGGCTGGCATTGCGCTCCTAAATGGTGCGGAGCGTGGAGTACATGTCGGGGGAGGTTTGCGGGACCAGACCCATGGAACCAACTATAGAAAGGAAGGTAGACCCATGGCAGACAAAACAGAGAACACTATAACGGTGTTCCGTAGACAAGTTATCCAAACGGGTAACTATGAACCAGCAGAGGCATCGTGTTCAATAACGATAGCGATTGACTCTGATGACAAAGAGGCAGTAGCCAAAGAGATAGCCCAATGGGGTGAGACTTTGGAGATAGCCAACTATGAGGCACTCGGTGTCGGGTATGAACTATCCGAACAGGGGGTGCGTATGATACAGAAGGAGTTCCCTTCTACCACCAAAAGTTCTCCCGTGGAGAACTCTGCTCCCAAGAATAATTCCTACGGTACGAAAGGTACAGGAGGAACCTTGGATGAGATTTGGAGAGACCTGATGGACAACAAGTCCAACTGGTGGGACCCGAATTGGCAGAAGAAATTAGACCCAGATTCTAATTTCAACAAAGCAGGACCTGACTATAAGCGTAAGGCTGATGGTAAAGGTATCTGGCTAACCAAGAAGGACGGCAAGTCCCTTGTCCCTGATTGGTTTGTATGCCCATTCACTGGTAAAGACTCCAGTGAATTGAGCGCCATAGGTGCGGAGATCCGTTCATAAATGGCGACCCTGCACTCGCAGGATGAAGTGGCTGAACGCCTCGCTATCGCTCAGGGTGGCGAGGCGGACAGCGACAAGCAACCAAAAAGATGGGCTACCACCTCGATGGTCGTGGAGAACCTTATAGGGTTCATCCGCAATCCAGCAGAGAGATGGTATCTAGGTTTCCCTGAAATAGATTTAGCCACACGAGGTGTCGGCAAAGGGGAAGTGTTATTGGTTGTAGGTCGTTCCCACACAGGGAAGTCACAGATCCTGCTTAATTCAATAGTCACAAATCTAGTCAATGATTCTAACGCTCACGTTGTGATCTTCTCAATGGATGAGCCAAGGGAATTGGTAGCGATGAAACTGTTTTGCTTATTGCAAGGGCGTTCCTCTACAGACGTGGAGGAAGCAATCAAAGCAGGAGACAGCAACGTATTAGATGCGTTAGGTTTAGCCTCCGAACGGGAACTGTCTCGTGTCGCAATCATAGATGAATCAATGTCATTAGAAGGCATGTCAGCAGCGATGGATGAAGCCAGACAATGGTGGGGTACCAACCCTTCCTTTTGTATGGTCGATTACCTTGAACTGATGGTCGGCGGTGACGCAGACGCAACAGGAGTAACATCCAAAGCGCAGGCGTTGAAACGCTGGGCTAAAACAGAACGAGTACCAGTAGGTTTAGTTCACCAAGCAGGTCGTACTGCCGGTGAACGTGGTAAACCCGCTGGCATTCACGCTGGTAGATATGGCGGCGAACAAGAAGCCATCTTCGTGATGGAGGTTTACAGGAAGAAAGATCAAACAGATCTTTCAGAATGGGAAATCAAATATCACGCGAACAGTATCAATATGAACATCTGCAAAAATAAGAGAACAGCCAGACTCATAGATCAAACATATTATTTAGATCCTGAGTGTGGTCACGTTCATCCTTATTGGGAGGAACTGATTCCAGATGGAAACAGGTAAACTCTACGAATTAACTTCGGAGCAGATAACAGACTTTGCTCAATTGTTCAGAGGCGGACGTGTCGCAAAAGATGACGGAGATTTTCGTCCTTGGCAGACAGCGAACGGTGGGTACATACCAGCGGACGGCAAAGACTTCTTACACGTGGTCGAAGACCACCTGAAGGACTCTCCTGCTATTGGTGTGTACCCACTGGTCGCAAAAGACGATGGAATCAAAGTCTGGTGGGGATGTGTCGACTTCGACGAAGGGATAGAAGAGTCGTACATTCACGCTAAGAACTTGAGAGAAGTTCTCAGACAATTAGGAGTAACTTCTTGGGTTGAACGGTCACGTTCAAAAGGATTCCACGTATGGGTGTTCTTCACGGATCTAATGTTTGCTATAGATGTACGTGAAGGGTTGATGGCTGCTTGTGAAATAGTAGAGGCACCCACTAAGGAAGTTAACCCTAAGCAAACTGAGGTTACGGACAGGGGTTGGGGTAATGGTGTGCGTTTACCTTATGCCGCTAACCGTAAACGTGGTGGTTACAACGAGATGACAGACACAGATTATTCGTTTTCTATGGTTCCTGTCAGAGTCTTTATAGAAAAGGCTATTAAAAGCCGTGTCACACCTGCTGCGTGGGAGCCTGTCAGAGCCTTATACAGCCCTCCTGAGCCGATTCCAGCGTTTACCTATAGGAAGACCCCTTATACAGGGGAACTGGACGGTTTAGCGGGTGCTATACGGCGCACAGGACCTCGACCTGAACCAGAGAAACCCAAAGGTGACAGATCAGGAACATTATTCGCCCTCGCTTGTGCGATGGCTCAACAAGGATACGCAGAAGACATTATCTACAAAGAATTGAAAGAAGCAGACATCGAGTGGGGTGGGAAATATAATAACAGACCAGACGGTGACAAACGCCTCGCAGAAACAGTAAGGAACGCTTGCAGAAGAGTTAGATAATGGAATCATTCATAGCGATAGTGGATCGCAGACCCAAAGTAAAAGCACGACCACGACACACCAAAGGAGGAAAAGTCTTCACTCCTAAAAGCACACTCGATGAAGAAGACTACGTGGCTAAAGCATGGGCAGAACAAGTAGAAGAAAAATTCACTGAACCAGTAGAAGTTACATTAATGTACACACCAGATGAGACAATCATCCATGTAACCACATCACCCCACTCAGCGAAAACATTAAGAGGTGACCTAGATAATTATGTTAAACTCACATTAGATGCACTCAATGGAGTAGCATGGGAGGACGACAACCAAGTAGTACGAATAAACGCGGTAAAGGTAGACAGAATTGATACTGATTGAATTAGAAAAATGGGAATATGAATGGGCATCTCATGTAGGTATCAGACGCTTTACGGAAAACTGGGAAAAACAAGATGCTTCCCATTATAAGCGCGAATACATGGAAGATGACAGAACTGCACAAGTAGCAGCAGCAATAGGGGAATTGGCAGTAGCAAGAGTAACCAACCAATACTGGGGAGGACACGTCTGGGCAGGTAACCGTCACGCAGAGAACCGTGGACGAGCAGACGTAGGACACAACATAGAAGTAAGAAGAGTTAGATCTTCTAACAACGCGGCGGTACGCCGCAGGCAACTAGGAAAAGGACTTATCCTGTTCGTAGTCAGACCAGTACCCGACGAATTTCGCACAGTCGAAATGCTGGGATGGATTGATCACGACGAAGCATGGGAACTGGGTGAACCATCAGGTTACGACCCAGAGAACACAAGAGTCATAGCAGCCAACAATTTGCGGAGCATAACAACGTGGGCGGCTGATGGCGAAGAAGAAGGAATTTCCGACTGAAGACTGGGTTTTTGTATCAAGCAACAAAGTTTTATACAAACAAAGACCCGCTACAGAAATACAATCATTAATGGAACTAGCACCGTTCCAAGAATCTTGGACGCTTTCGCTAGAAGCAACATCTCACCTTAAAGAAATAATAGGTGAAACAATAGATGACCTGTCACCAGAAGACCGATGGATCTTCAACGCCCTGTTCATAGAAAGACTCTCACTCAGAGGAGCAGGACGAATACTAGGCATACCAAAAACATCATTGGCGCGTAGACGTGACAGGATAAGACGTGAATTGATGAACAAACTGATCGCATCAGAATTTGTTCAAGAGTGGCTTAAAAGGTGATTACTCTTCCCAATTGTTTGTAAGAGACATCTTTAATAAACCCATCAAAGAAGTAGTCCACGCGGCGAACGCTTCACCCGCCTCATCC